GTAACGTCATCGTTCATGAAGAACGCATCATGTCCGCTATCCGGCCAGTTGACACGGAACGTTATTACTGGCAATGTACCGAACGGGTCGATAACGTATTGTGAACCTCCCAATAGGTAGGTTTGGTAGTAGAAACCGTTAGATTCGAACTTGGACGTATCAAAATAATTCTCGTCGAACCCGAGCTTATTCCTGTCGCTCCATGAGTTTGCCCTCTCCAGTGCGGCCTCGTATGCGGTCTGATACGGAGTGGTATTGTCGTACGTGGCGGACGGTTCGTATAGTTGGAAAAGCGAAATTCTCAGTTCATGAGTTGTTTTCAGGGCGTCTATCAGGTCTACGATGTCGTCGTACTTAGGGAGACGGCATCCGTCAGGTATATAATCCTTCACCGTGTCAGCCGTATACCAGAACGCACCGTCTTTTTCGGTATTCCTGGAAATGCCGGTATCTTTCCCGTTCAGCAACGCCCGTTCGAGCTTGCCGCGGGCCCCGTCGGCAACCCATGTCACGCCAGCCGGAACATATTTGAAGTTTTCCACGGTGAATATCTTGTTGCCCACAATCACCGTGGCATACTCACGGCCATTCTTGTCCACGATTCGTGGGTCGAACGGTTCGGGACCTGGCCCTGGTGGGACTGGTGGAGTAGGGCCGGGTGGGACTGGCGGTACAGGGCCGACCCCGCTATTGATAAGATCGTCAATCTGCAGTAACCGATTATTACGGAATGCACATATATTATATAGTTTTCCCATATCGGCAAGTTTATAAGAAAGCGCCGAGAACACTTCTCGGCGCGGTCGGCTAAACGAAAAATGCCGTCCGTCGACGGCATTTTTTATGTTTCCTCCTTTTTTGAGTGTTCAACTACTGAATCTGAAGCTGTTTCACTTCCGGTTCAGCCTTAGGTTTCGGCTCGACCGTCACGGTAAGCAAGCCATCGGCGTACGTCAACTTGGCGTTGCCGATATCCTTTTCGCTTGCCAACTCGGTGCGGAACTGGGTCTCGGTCTTTCCGACCTTGCGCTTTGCTTCAAGCAGCAAAGTGTACTCGCCGGAGACGGTAACCTTGACGTCTTCCTTTTTCACACCAGGCAGTTCCACATAGAACGTATCGGCCTTTTCGTCACGTTCGGCGCGAATGTTCGGCGTACGATACTTGCCAGTACCGCCTTCCAACGACTTCATCATGGACTGGATCTCGTTTCCGAGATTGCAGAAACCGTTAGCAACATTGGATTCACCGAAGTCGAACGGATCGACACCTAAGAAGTTAAACACAGCGGGAAATCTCATATTCATTTTACAACTCCTTTGTAGTTATTAAATTATTTCCTTTGCCCATACATAAGCAAAAAGCGTGCCAAAACAGAAGGAGGCCGCCTCACGGCGACCTCCAAGGTAGGGTAAAAGGAAGAAAAACCCCTACCTAAGCTTGATCTGGTCCTGATAGTCCTTCTGCTTGATCGGCTCGTTGCCCCAAGCGGAAGCGGTAGAACAAATGGAATAGCGGACATTATTGAGCAAGTCGACAACCTCGTCCTTGGTGAGGACTTTCTTGTCCTCGGCGGCCTTGCGGTCTTCCTCAGCGCCCTTTCCGTTAGGATTCTTGGTGATATCGTACTCCATACGGCGATAGTTCTTCTGTCCACGGCCCGGAGTATTGTTCACCATGTCGTCTTCAAGGAACTTGTCTTGCAATTCGGCAAGCTTGTCCTCGGTATGCCAGTACATCTGTTCCTCGGCACGCTGCACGAACTTCTCGGCCTTGCCGGACTTGATGTCCATGACACCAGGGATGAGGCTCTGGGTCTGTACGTAAATGTCGTGTCTCCAGTCTGGATGGGTATCAAAATTCGTTCCGTACATACCCAATACGTTTCCACTGTTAATTTTCTGAGCCATAGTTTTCGTCCTTGACTTTGCAGATAGTTTATCATTATTAAACACTATTTGTTTCATCTTAGTATAATTTTTATAACAAAAATAAACTACAAGAAAAGGAGTTGCCGATGTTTAAGAATCTGTTTGCCGCTATCATCCTCTGTGCAGTGTTCGCCACCGCTTCCGACATGAATGTAGTTCTCTGCAAGGATAAGAACTATGACTGCCAGGTTATCCCTTTGCAAGATGTCAAGAAGGTAGAAAAGATAACCAGCGGCGAAGTACTGCGAGTAACATTCTCCTACGGTGGCCTACTAGACATCAAGATTCTAGGCAAGACATTCGAAATCAAGAAAAAGAAAAACAAACGCTGAAAATAAAAAAGACCACCGCTTCCGGTGGCCTTCTTTGTAATAGGCGAGAACCTATTTCTTTTCTTCTACAGCTTTCTTTGCTTCGGCAGCCTTCTGCTTGCGTGCCGCCAAGATTCGCTTGGCTTCCTTGCATGCAGATTCCTCGCTGATGCCTTCCTCGTCGACAAGCTTCTTCGCAAGCTCGATGACCTTGTCGTCCATGTACGGATCAACCTTTTCGAGTGCATCGACAGCTTCGGACAAGTTGCCGTGATCCATCGCCAAGTGGGCGTTGATCTCGTCCTTCTGGCGCTTCTCCTCACGTTCGATCACACCAGCATATTCATCGATGTTGACGCACGTATGGAGAATGTTCTCGTTAAGCGAGGTGAACTTGATGTACTTTGACTTCTTCTTGAGGTCTGTAACTTGCTGCATGAACGCACGAGAAACGATCTGTCCCAAGTAGTAGTAAGGATCCTTGTTCTTGGAATTCTCCGCCATCTTGTTCGGGTCGAACGAATGGCAGTACTTCAGTGCGCAGAACTGGGCACGAGCGTACATTTCTTCCTTCCAAGTATCCGTGTACTTGCGCCACGACATCATGCCAGCCGTCTTCTTGATGACGACCTGGATAGCGGTGGCGAGGTCATCCGATACCGGATAACCCTTGCCGTACATTTCCACATCTTTCTTGTGTTCAAGGAGAAGGCGAGTAAGATAGTCCTTGTCGATCTTGTCGTACTTCATCGAGGCGACGGTCTGACGACCTTTTTCGTCGAAGACAGCCGGGTTGGCCGGGCGTTTCTTGGGCCCGTTAATGTTCTTGTTAGCCATAATAAACCAAACTTTACATCTAAGGGTTAAATTAGTTCAATTTAACACGAAATTACATTTGCGAGCACGGTCAGCTCGGAATTGTTAAAATTGTCACCGGGTTCCGTAGCCAAATTCATCACGATATTCTTGTTTGACGACACGTCTACAATCGTATCGAAATTAATCATCGTATACGGAACAGTCTTGTCCCAGCAATACTTTGTTGATGTACCGCCAGCGCTCAACGTAAATACGGTCAGTTCATTCGCAGTCTCATATGCGGTGCTCTTGATATCAACCGCAATATGCAGCTTCACTTTTTCGACACCATCATCAACAGTGAACAGAGGAATCGCTGCAGACGGATTAACCTTCACCTTAGTGACTGACTTAGTGTACGGCGGAATCGTTACTGCATACAACTGACCATTTTCATCAATCTTGATAGTGCTGTCATCTACCTTTACATAGACAGCATCATCCTCATCTCGTTCAAGGCCGCCATTTTCCTTCAACTTCAGCCGAGCGAACAGCTTACCTTCGGCGTTAATGCCCATAGTTACCGTATCAATCTGCAGATGAATAACGCCTGAGTCGTCAATAGAAATAGCACCGATATCATCACACGGAACACCAGTTCCGTTACATACTGCACACATTTCGCCAGTAGCAGTCTTACCAGTTCCAGCACACGCAGAGCATTCGATCTTTGCACCGTCCAACTGAGACACGGCCATGTACTTGTCGTAATCGCCGATCGGATACGGAGCCCTCACGGTCACACGCTTATTTGCCGATTCATATTGCGTGATAGGCAACCAGTCACGCAGTTCTTCCGGGATGGAACATAGTTCGCCATCGTACCATCCACTCTTATCAAGTTCCCAGATTTTGATTAAGCTCAAGTCGGCCATATTTATCTCCTTAAAACCTTTTCGTCATCAGTGGCTATGCCATAATTACCAGCCGGTTGTTCATGTTTGTCAAGAGTCTCATCGTCAGTGACGAGAACATCGATTGTATCCGGCCAGATACAGTACGGATCATACTTGTTATATTCTTCAACAAACTGCGACTTCGACATTGCCGTAGTGTAATAGGCGACACCGAACAAGTGCGGCATGCCTTGCAGATAGCCTTCGACATCCTCGTCACCGATAGCTGCAGTAGTCTTCCAACCAGTTTCCATGTCGGCACAAGTCGTGCGAAGGATGTGAGGACTGTCTGGATCATCATAGCAGTGTGCCAGCAAGTTCGTAGTACACTTGATGCGCCAAGGCTGGTAAAGTGTATATTCATTCAAGTTATGCTGTGTCCAAGTATCGTCGCAGATACCGAACGAGTCGGCACCGTCACCGCTGGCAATCACGCCAGTAGTCACATTGAACCAGTCATGCTCATTCACGTCCACCAGATTCTCGGTAGCCTTGCCCTTCACGTGCAAGTGGTAGACGTAGTAATCCATTCCGTTCTGCTGAGTACCAGAGCCTATATATGCATACAAGTGCCAGCTCTTCTTCTCGTATCTCCAGAACTTGATAGTAAATCCGTTGCGGTCATTGCTGCTAGTGTAGTCACTCGTCATGCGAAGGTTGTACACACGAGGAATGTCACATATTCCGGTACACATCGGCGAACGGATACATTCCGGATCCTCGATATATTGGCGATGTTCAACAAGGCCAAGACCGAAATCAACTTCAAAGTCTTCGTTTGCCACAGTACAGTCGTCCTTCACTGGGTCACCCGGAGTCCTACCCTTAATACCGATGAGAGCTTCTTCCTCTCCCATACGAATCTGGTAGTCGGTAATCTTGAACTGGTTTTCCTCTTTATTCGGCGCAATCGACGCATCGGCGCACATCACCTTCACGGTACGCTGCAGATGATGCAAATAGCATGACGGGGTCAAGAAGAAATAGTCGATGTGGAACACGCCACCGCACTCGCAGAAATCAATATCGTTCTGTACGATGATGTTATCTGTAAAGTCAACAGTAGTCCCATTCACGACATCGTCAGTCACGTCTGCAAGCTTTTCCCAAGCACCGCACTTCACAAGATAAATACCGTTCTCGCCATGCTCTTGATTCAGCAAGGCGACAACCTTTCCGGGTTCAACCTTGTAATTGCAAATCGTTCGTGAGCCGCACTTGTACGGAACATCGTCACGGCATACATAGTCAACTGGATATGAAGCCTTTGCACCCAAGTCAACTAATACTGAATCATCGACCGGATACGGCAATGGAGTTTCGTGACAGTCTAACGGACAGTCTACAATTTCATACGGTTCCGGTTCATAAGTCCAAGGATTATATCCTTCCCAAAGACCCTTACGTACAACCCATAGGCCATTTTCTGATTCAACGAGCTGATGAGAAAGCCATACAACATCACCATCGTGCAGCTGTACGCCGTTGAGTTTCAGTTCGCCACTCTTGTGAGTAAGATTCTTGTTGTACTTTACACGTACCATCGTGTAAATGTATTCTTCGCAGTTATGTACGTGCTTCCAGAACGTCGGACGCACAATCCAGTAACCGTTATCGTATGGATTGTCTTGATAGTAAAGCAGAACGACATCGCCATCATTCAGAACATAACCGTCGTCCTTCTCGGTACGCAAGCCGTACTTGTCCATCTCGCCGCCGAAAATCTTATCTGGATCTGTCACCACGTAGACACGCTTCTTGATGTAGATGTCGTTACCGAGTTTCGGATCGGCTTCCGGATTCATAACTGGATTTCCGTTTTCATCAACGGTATCGTAAACAAGCGACATCGATCCGGTTTCATAGCAAGTCTTTTCACGAGTGACGCCTTCGGTAGAATACTTCTGCAGCTCGTCATTCTCGCTGTCGTACTTATAACGAATAATACCGGTCTGATACAAGTCCTCGTAACGATGGTTGCCATATCCGAAATAAATATTGTACTGAGCGCAAGGTTCAGTACCGTCGGCGTTCAAAGCCAGCATGCCCGGTGTAATCGTAAAAGCAGCAGTTCCGTTTCCTTCGGCGTCAATATCGAATTCAATATCTTCCGGCGGTACGACGTATTCCTTCTCGCCATCGATAATAATTATGCTCAATCCGTCGGTAAGGCTTTCGCCATGAATCACTACGGACGCTGGCTCGCCTACACGAGACGCCAAATTTTCGATATACAAGATTCGAGGGTCATCATAGTCATAACGAGTCGCATACACATCTATGTCGACTCGTGAATATTCTAAATCGGTTACGTCGTAATCTTCGTCATCGTAGTCAGTATACCCAAGGACGAACCTTAGCGTGAATTTGCTGTACGCTTTGGTCGCACTAGCTGGTATATTAGGAAAATTAAGCAGTACATTGCCATTCCTTTCTGTCAAGTAAAAGCCAGCTGAAGACCCGTTAAGCGCCTCCAGCTCGACTGAACGGACACGACCGTCATCAGCGCCGAAAGTTACCGAGGTATCGAAGTCCTCGGTATCATACTTGAAAGTATACGAACCCAGCGAAATTGACGGTATGCCCATAAGTTATCCTTCTGTCGGCGGCTGAGCCACTTCTGGCAGCGGCATGCCGCACAATTTTCTGATTGTGTTGCCAGTATTCTTGAGTGCCTGAACGATCGGGGTAGACTTCTGGCTAAACGGCTTGAAATACTTCTCGCACTTCGCCGGGAGCCATTCCTGAGGGTTCTGCAGAGACACGCAAAGGTTCTCGATGAAGGAGAGCATCATTTCCGGATTGATGGCGGCACCCTGCACGTCATCCTTCCAGTCGGTCTCGACCTTCGTCTTGTATGAGGACATTTCCTTGACACGCTGCACTGCCTCGCTCTTGTTGATGCCTTCCTTGACCTTGCGGTTGACCTCATCGAACTTTCTCAAGTTGTTCTGGTAGGCGTCACGGAATTCCTGGGAGCCTTCGCCGATATTAACTTGCTGCGGAACGAAATATCCGTTCGGCTGTACGCCTTGCTGATATTGCGGCTGCGGCTGCATCGGCTGCTGGTATCCCTGCGGAGGATACTGCGGCTGCATCGGCTGCTGCGGATATCCTTGCGGCGCATAATTCGGCTGCGGTGCATACTGCGGAGCGTAACCCGGTTGTACGTACGGATTCTGCTGTTGAGGTTGTTGCATCTGGCCACGAGGGGCAATGTTAGTGTAGTCTGGTTGTTTCATAAATCCTCTACACGCCTAGTTTATCAGTTAGGCACATTTCGTCTAGGTAGATAAATTACTCTAAAAAAGGCCCGGTCTTGCGACCGAGCCTTTCCACCATAACAAGGAGATTTTATGGAAGATTATGCAAATTTGCCCAAACCGAGGTTTTCGAATGCCTGTACATTGGACATGGCTGCAGCAATGTCGGAAGCATCGTCCGTCGGAACATCCATCAAGTCGATGTTGGCATCTTCGAGAAGAGTGTCCATACCGGCGGCAAGTCCAGCACGCTGAGGCTTGAGACCCTTGGTAAGAGATTCGATCTTCGGAGTAGTTTTCGCCGGTTCTTCTTCATCATCGCACTCGAAGATACCGTCAATGGACTCAAGCTTGTTCTCACGGTCGAGCTGGTCGTCGATATCCTTAAGGGCGTTGACGACATTGTCCATGTTGAGCTTGCCGTCACGTTCCGGATCAACGTCCATCATGTACACGTCGTTGGAAGAACCGTCGATGAACTTCATGATGCTGTCGGACGTGATGTCACGTACATCGTAGTTCAAGAAGTGGTTCATCACTGCCTGTACTACGCTAGGCTTCATGCCCTGCACGAGGCGCATGATGTAGGACTTCTTCTCGGCATCGTTCAGCTTGTCCTTCAACGCTTCACGTTCAGCGTAGGCTGTCTTCAAGTTGGCATTGGCCTTGGCAAGCAAGTCACGGAGCTTCTTGGTTTCCTCGGAAGTCGTGCCGTTCAAGGAAATAGTAATGCCGACGCTCTCAAGGACTGCAGACATGGCGCTAAGCGCCTTGAACATCTTGTCATTGATGGCATCGGTCTTCATCTTGGAAACATTCTCGGCAACAGCCTCACCGATCATCTTTTCAGCCTTCGATGACACGGCTTCCAGCATCTTGTCTACTTGCTTACGCTGCTTATCCTTATTGTCTTCTTGAACAGAAGCCAATTCGGCATTACATGCGGATTCAATTTTCGCAATCACATCTGGATTTATGCCAGAATATTCCTCTTCTGTCAATACTGAACTTAAATTCATGGATTAAATCCTCGCAATGCAGAAATTAGACCATTTTTATCATAAAGACCACCACCGACAGAAATTGTCGCATAATGGTTAGCAATCTCGGCACCGTAACGGTTCATGATGTCATTAACTGACTCAACCAGCGGTCGAGGTCCTGTCACGGATTCAGTCAATGCATTAGCCTTTCCTTCGGCAGATTCTTGGCGAGCGGTAAAGATGGCTTCCTGACCAAACGACGGGTTACCCACAACGTCAATGGTAATCATCGTATAGTCGTCGGCAATTTCCTCATGGTCTCCCACGTTGATAGTGCTACCAGCGCCACGCAGCGAGAATCCCGGATGATATCCGCCACGGATCAAGGCAGCGAGCTGCTTACCAGCGACGGTTTCTTCCATCACAACCATGCGAACCTTGAGGAGATCGCCTTCCATGTGCAAGTCTTCGACCAAAGCGCAGATGGACATCAAGTCCATCTCGAAGATCGGATAGTCCTTTGCGGTGCCGTCCGGGCCAAGACGTGGGTGGTTCAAAGAAGCGGCAAGACGACCCTTCATGACGAAGTCCTTCATCAGACGGTCAGCTTCTCGTTTGATAGTCGGCTGCGGGTATGCACGGTTGTTGATACCAGGCACATTACACTTAATCGCAGTTCCTTCGATGATCAAACGTTTTACATTATTACCGAACATGTCCTTGCGATCAACCAAGGATACGGTAGAACCTTCGAATATAGCGTCGCCGTATAATTGATTAGTTGCCATATAACGCCTTGCCTTCTTTGCCGATAGATTCCATGATAGACTTGGATGCAGATTCCAGTTCGGACTCGAAATACGACTCGAAATATGCGCCGACAATCTTCTTGACCGTCGCCGTGTCATTATTCAAAATCGCCGTCAATAACTGTTTACTGTCCTTGGTATTCATCAAAAACTACCGCTCAGTTATTCGGTAGTTTATATGATTGTTAATAATTTGTGAATTAGTTTTCTGGATATAAAAAGAAAGCGACGAATTGCTTCGTCGCTCTCTTAATTCTAGCTTACTAGGCCGACAACCGAATTACCAGTTGTTGTCTTCGTAAGAGAGGCCACCCGGCACGTTCACGACGCCATTCGGCACAGTCTCGTAAGAGAGGCCAGCCTGGAGAGAAGCACCAGCGAGCGAGCCATTAGACTGCCACGGCATGTTCTCAAGGTCGATACCAGCGATAACGCTGTTGACGTTGGCGAAGTGGATGAGACGGTAGAACTGACCAGCACCGAGGAGGTTAGCCACGATGGCGTAACGGCTCTTAACGATGAGGCGCGGAGAACCATCTTCCTGACCAGCGGTCTTGCAGAAGATGTACGGGATGTACGGCATCATGATGATACCAGATTCACCCTGGCGCGGGCCCTTGTAACCGATGAGGGCATAAGACGCGTTCGCGTATATGTCCTGGTAGAGCTTGATGTTGCCGTTCAAGAGAGAACCAGCGTCAGCCACACCACCGCTCGGCTGCACAGCAGCGTCGGTCTGGAGGTAGGTCGGAGTGTAGATACCGTTGTTCAGGGTAGCAACTGCAGCAGCGATGTCCGGGGAGACAATCGCAAAGTTACCGCAACCCATACGAGTCGTAAGAGCGATCTTACGAGACACGGCGATGATGGTGTTCACGATACCACCGGCGATGCGTTCAGCAGCCCAGCGGCCCATACCAGCGTTCAGACGAGTAGCGTCGGCAAGGTCGATCTGGAGGACAGCTTCACCACCGAGAGCCGGAGTCTGAGCAACGAGAACCATGGCCTGAAGAATTTCACGGTCAATGTTCTGCTGAATTTCAAACTGGAGACCTTCGAGCAAGAGAGCTTCAACATCCTGGCCGTGAGCTGCGGCCATGTCCTGTTGAAGTTCGATAGTGTAGTGAGACTTGATAGCACGAGTACCCACACGGATCGCACCAGAGATCACCTTGATAGAGGCTTTCTTGATGTTGAAGGAGTATTCGCCATACTGGTCATCACCAGCGAGGTAGGAACCACCAAAGTTGTTGTAAAGGAGGCCCGGCTGCTTCGGGTCGAAAGTGTTGCCAGTAGCGGAAGCGCCGCTAACACCAGTGCCTTCCATGTAGTTGGAAAGCATTTCGCCCATACCCGTTGTCCACGGGTTGAAGGTGCCAGCAAAGCCAGTGTGGTCAGCTACGAGGTCGTAGCCGATTTCTTGCTTCTGACCCTGACGGAAAGCAGTGGTCTTGAGCGGTTCGTTATCATAGAGGTAACGAAGAGCAAAGTAGATACCCTGCGGAGTCGTGGTCGGAATCACAGTCACTGTCTGCATAGCAAGCAGTTCCGGGAACTGACGACGAATCATAGGGAGAGCGTACTGCTGATACTGAGCAACGTCAGCGGAGACGTTGGCAGATTCGAGCATAGCGCCACGGTTAACCTTGTTCTGGTTTTCCAGCAAGGTAGCAATCACGCTGGCTTCAGCGCGAGTACGAATAGGACGACCAAGGTTGGATTCAAGAATGGTGCGCCACTTATTCGAGAGGTTCTTTTTCTGAATGGTCTGCATAAGTAGTCCTTCTGTTGTTGTGCCTTCTCGGCAGCACCAACATGGCACTACTCTGACAGGCGTTTCTTGATATAATGTTTAGGGATATCGAAAAACGCCGCTAAAAAATGGTCAAAAACCTACATTGAAATGAAAAAATACTGTAAAACCGCCTAATAAACTATCAATTGGACACTTGAGACGCACTTATGACAAACGACTTTACTGGACAAATTGATGACGACGTAGCGGAAAAATTCGTGCAGACAGCTGGCTATATCAACCAGATAGTCGGCTATGTCGACTCCGTGCTGACCAAGTCTCCAGACAAGTTCTCTCAGTGTGTGGAACAACTATACAACCAGACCAAGCCGTCAATCAGTATCCGATTACGCCTATCAAATGTCGCCGGACTTCCAGAAACATTCATTGCAAATCTTCCGGAATCCATCATGATTAAAATCAAACTAAGCGAAGGCGAATCACTTGCCGACACGGATATAGGCAGCTCAACAATCAATATCTATATCGATCCTAGATACAAGACGGAAGATGTACTCGACGCAATCAACGAACGCCTTCCTCACGAGTTAAGGCATCTCGTCGACGCACACGATACTCAAATGCTTGAAACAATGATCCGCACGCTCGAATCAAACGCAAGCGGCAACCAGTCGGAATACGCTGCAGACAAAGGCGAGTACAACGCACGCATGTCCGCAGTGCTGTCGGTAGCACTGAAACGTCTGGCAGATCCACGACTCCGTTCGAAGATTCACTCGGCTGACGATCTCGTCGAGAATATCCGATGGACAAGCCAGTTCGAGGAACTAATGGAAGATTTCGATGACGAGCAGTACATGGCAGTGAGACAGAACCTCGTCAAGATACTGCAGAACGTCATGAGCAAAATGAATTAAAAAAGGTGGTATGAAACCACCTTTTCTCTTATTCAGCATTACATTCCAGGCATCGGAGGCATTCCGCCGCCAGCATCCGGTGCGCCACCAGCATCCGGTGCGCCACCTTCATCGCCGCCAGTTTCGCCAGCTTCCTCGTCCTTTTCTTCCTTGCACCACGCCTTGTTGAGAGTGTACTGTTCGTCGTTGAGACGGAGACCCCAGCGGAGAGCAGCTTGCTTGGACAATGCGCCGTTCGGATTTTCCTTGGAAGACACGTGCTTCATCATGGAATCGAACACGGCAAGTTTCGTCGTCCAGACTTCTGAATCGATGAAATTCTGGAAACCGTTGGACTTACGGAAGCGAACCGTGTAGTATTCCTGGAGCTTGATGGAGTCGTCGATCGTGTTATTGGTATTCAGAACCATCACGAAAAGACGGATCAAGATGGTCTCAAACGGAGTCTGGTAACGCTGCACGAGGCGTGCGAACGAGACTTCGGCCTGAGTGACTTCACCGATCTTACCTTGTGAGTAATTCTGCGAGTCGCCAGCAAGAGCCGTGATACGTCCCGGAGGAACCATCAAGGAGTTGACCAAGTTGCGCTTGAAGAACTTCAAGTCATCGATATTTCCAAGCTCGGCACCGCCTTGCATACGTTCGATACTGGAACCAGCACGACCGTTACCCACACCGATGATAAAGTGTTCAGTCAAGCCAGGTGACGTACCGAAGTTGGTCACTTCACCAGTCATAGAGTTATAGTCGAGACGACGAGAGAACATCTTGGCTTGGTCTTTCATGAACTTTTCGGCAGTAGCCTTGGTCATACCAGACACGTCAACCTTAAGCACGAGCTTTTCGGAACCCCAGAGAACACGGTACATCACAACGGAGTCTTCGATCGTATTCAACTGGTTGTACGGCTTCATGGCCGGTTCCAAAATGGAACGAGGGTCATTGACGCCGCCGGGGCCAGTCATACCGAGGGATGCGTACAAAATCTGGTTCGGAGAGAAGTCGATATAGTTCTTGCCATTATTCTGGGAGGCAAGCGTGCCAGTAAGCATCTGACGGTAGCCGATGATCAAGTTGTCTTGAACAACGATAATCATGTGTTCTTCCGGCAGCATGTTCACGCCTTCGATCTTTCCAGTATTCGGATCGTAAAGAACTTCGAAGAAGATACGGCCACGAGTCAAGAGGTACTTCATGTACTCCCAACCGTCCTGATGGAACTTCATAATGCGACGGAGAACGTCCTGACGGAAAATCTTGCCAAGCTTCTTGCGAACCGGTTCACCGATACTTGCGTCGTGGTCGATATCCAGCGAGCAGATTTCATCCACGTCGTCCTTATACACGCCTTCGTTACAGATCTGTATTAAGGATTCGTTAACTTCGGAACGAGATGCGACGGTGTCGTACTTACGAGCACGTTCCTGGTTCTTCTTCCAGTAAAGCTGCGCTTGGTTCTCGGCAATCGCATTCTGGATCTTGTCCGGATCGATCTTTGTAGAGCCGCTGATACCGAGAGCTGGCATGTACATGCTGAAGCCGTCGACGGCAGATCCGTCCGGAGACAGCATCTGGTTGACGCCCTGACCAACCACGTTTCGAGAAGCACGGATCTGGCGAATCACGTCGCCACGGTTAAACACTCGGTCGAAGATAGCACCACGCTCGTTCGCAGCACCATAATCACGCACGTGACTCAAGAGCCTTGTGGCGATATTATCATGTTCTTCATTCTTTTTTACTAGCATAAGTCTACCTTTACCAGCTTAAAATTACCCCATTATAGTCAATGGTGAACTTTGGCACCCTTGAATTGATATAAAACTCCCTCAACTCATCATTCTTGATGTTTTTCGACAATAGACGCTTGTTCATAGTGGCGCACGCCGCTATGTACATGAAATCGTCTGCGTCCACCTTGAAACAAGGGACGCCATTAAACATCTTGCGCTTACCCGGCATATGTCGACAGAGTCCTCCAAGATTTTGCTTCGTTCAACACATTGTTCAAGTCATTGTTAAAAATCGTATCGTTTGCAGTAACCAAAGCCTTTGCAATTCTTACGGCGAGCGCATAGCCTTCCGGCTTCACGTTCGCATAGTCGATGACCTTTCCGTTTTTCAGATAGTTCACGATATCAGCGTATGTACCAACGGATCTGATATTGAACGTAGCCTCGGTGGCCGCCAATACATCATGGTCGAACGTCTCGGCCATCATCGTTTCACGCTGTACAGTACCGTTGTTAATGATGCAGAACATGAGGAACTGCGCACAAGTGAACGCACGCTGTAGTCTCTGTTCCATAGTCATATCCGGTTCATCGGTGTTAGGCTGCAGCTTTCCTTCGCCACGGTTTTCTGGGGGAAGGTACGAAATTTCTTCCACAAGTCCGATCACCTTACGATACACCGGAACATTCTTCACGAGATCCGTCTTGTTCATCAGTACAAGCGAATCGATGCCGTCGAACACGTTCGGCAAAGTATCGACAGCCTGACCCATAGCAGACTTGATGAAGAATACCAGCTTGTCAAGGTCGGTATATGCCCACGGAGCATTCGGATTTCCTTGTGCGGACGGCGTTTCAGCACCACGCTCGTCAATGATGCGGCAGCCATAGGCATCAGTCTGTTCAATAGGTTCACGCAGACGCTTCACCAAGTATGCATACACTTGTCCATCGAATTCCTGTTTGGTCTGTTTGTACACTTCAGCCATAAATACTCCTATACCATAACTTGGTCATGCACATAGACCAAATCCCATGTATTCGGGTTTTTCAAATTTTCATCAAGAACCTTGCAGTCGACCGAAGGCGGAGTCGGCGCACCGCCGAAATCCTTCGGATGCTTGTGACTGTCGTCTTGCCAGATAGCGATGTGGAATGCCGGGTCGGCAACCTTCGGGCCACCATATTCCTTCGGACACAGATACTCCTTCAAGTATCCTTCTTTATATGCGTCATAACAAGCAACGTGGAACTTACGCATATCGGCGTCAGAACAGTGATACTTTGCCTTCGTGCCGTTAGGCGCGACGTCTACAGCTTGAATACGTTCTGGCGCATAACCGTGGTTAGACACTGGAATATCCTGACTAGCAAAGAATTCGATCTTGCCGATCATCTGGCTCAAAGTCTTCTGTTGCAACGCCGGGTCTTCAATGGCAAGGCACTGTCCGTTATGTTCCTTCTTGGAATTTTCAAAATAGATGTTGTTGACCTCACGACCAGCCTTTGCACGAGATGTCTTCGCCTTACCGTTATTTTCTTGCAACTCGTTGAACATCACTCGGCCTTGCTTTTCGTTGTCACGGTACAAAGAACTGATATCGACACCAGCAATACCGGCCTTGTGACACAAATACTTCAGAGTCTGTATAGTTACCTTCGACAAGGTTCCATTAACCTTGCCTTGGAATGAATACTTGAAATTGTCATCGCTCAGAGGAATAGTCGAGTTCTTGTTCTCATATACCTTGATGGTAGCGTTCACCAGCTGTTCAAATCCACGCTTCTTCATAGCATTGGCAGACAGTTCTGGCGGAATAGTAGTAGATCCGAACGCAATAGTCGGTAGACCGACGTAATTATAAATCAAGTTCGCCTCGTCGACACGCTGCTTGCGTAATGCGGATCGATTCGGATTCGAGTCATATGTCAAGTGGGATAAGAAGTCTGCAACCAATGTGAAATGAAGGTTTGCCAGTTTCTTGTCTACAGGCACGCCGCTATTACTACTTGACCAGCCATATACGCCTTCCTTGACAACAATCTTCTCGTTCTTGTCGTTCAGATAGGACATTCCAGGCATCTGGTACATATATACGGTCTTCGTACGGCCAGTCAGATATGCCATGCCCATGCTGACGCAATAGGAAATAAATCCAGCTTCTGGCGTACTCTGCGGATCGACAGCAAAACCGTTTGTATGGATAAAGCTGCAGACTGCCGTCTTTACAGCGCACGGACAAGAGTTATGCGTAAGCGAGCCCCAGTGCAAGTATGCCCAGTTGTCTGGATTCTTGATTGCGCCCCACAAGGTCAGCTGAATATAGCGGAAATAGGCAAGCTGCATCTGTATAGCGTCAAGCTCAAATTCCTTTTCGGCATCTTCCAAATCAGCATATTTCTTCTCGGAAATCTTATACATTTCGTTAAATTCAGTTGGCGTAAGACCACCAATCGCATCGCCTTCTGGCATACCGTTCTTGTCTACGTTCGGAACGGAAAATACGAGTTTAAGAATCTGCTGTCTTGACGGGCCTAGATTCAGCTTGATATTCGCACCAATAGCAATTCCACCATCATCGGCTTCGTAATATGTTTTTGACTTTACCGTTTCGTGGTCATACAAAAATGTCCAGTCGGCTGGATAAGAGCCGCCCGGATATGCCGTAGACACACTTATCGGTAAGTTGGGTAAATTCAACGTAATTGGCGGTAGAATGTCCGGATCGAACGCAAATCCACCCATCAAAATTGCGGTAAGCTGACCCATTGACTGTCGAGCCGTTTCTGACGCACCAGCCGTAAGACCACCAATAACGCCACCGATAACATTCATTTCGGCTGCGGTCTTCGTTGCGTTTAAGTCAAGTTTTCCAACAACGTCATCGACTTGCGGATAAAGGATTCCGTACTCATCATTCGATAGCATATCGCCGATCATGTCAGCAATAGCATCGCACAAGTCAGAAATTCGGTGCTGATTATATTCTGGGACACTGGCACGCTGCCAATCTGTCAAGCCATTATTTTCGTCAGCCACGTCATAAAACCCGTGGGCGTTCATTATCTTGTATAACTGTCCCTCGGATCCTTTCGCTTTACTGACTGCTCGGTCAATAAATTTCTTTATTTTTCCTGCGTAGTGGCCATTATTCATAACATGCACAGTTTATCAGTTTCTTGATTGAAATTACTCTACAATGGACAAAAAAGAAGCCACCACTTTCGTGGTGACCTCTTCAGGAGAACAATATGAAGATTGATTAAGCGTTCTTCACTTGGGAAACAATGTTGGCAAGCTGCTTGTCGAGGTCGTTAGCAGCCTTGGAAACTGCCTGAGACTTCTGCACGCCTTCCAGAATGCCGTTCAAAGTATTCGTGAACTTCTGTTCGGACTGAACCTTGGCTTCAATGCCTTCCAGCACTGCGTTCACCTTTGCGACACGACGATCAGTCTTCGGCTTAGCCGGAGCAGCATTGGCGGCTTCGAATTCAGCAATAACCTTGTCGGCCTTTGCACGACGGTCAGACTGAGCCAGCACGTTATCGATCATTGCAATGGTAGACTCGAACATGGACTTGGTCTCGTCCACCTTCGGTTCTTCCTTTGCCGGAGCAGCGGCGGATTCCATCATAGCCTTGCGCTTGGATTCTTCACCGTACTTCTTGATGATAGATTCGGTCAGCACGTTCTGCTTGAGGTTGTTCACAACACCTTCGAGCTTAGCAAGAGTGCTTTCACGGTCACGACGTTCATGATAGGATTCAAGAACGGCACGAGCCTTTTCAGCAGCCATGTTCAGCTTGGCAGCATTGACAATAGATTCAACTCTGGCTTGAGTCTTAGCGAAGTTGCATTCTTCCAACTCGCCTTCAGTGCCTTCAGTGCCCTCAGAGCCACCTTCGTCATTAAGCTGGGTTTCCGCAACCTCAGTACCGGCTTCCGTTCCAGCTGAAGTAGCACCGTCATCAACCGATACGTTAGGATCCGTAGTAGTTTCCATCAAGCCACGAGCCTTAGTTGCAATGGCTTCGAAGTTGAAGTCTTCGTCGTTATCTTCGGTAGATTCGCCACCAGCTTCACCTTCGTCATCAGAATCCAGAAGGTTGTCCAGATCGTCGCCACCTTCTGCGCCAGCATCTTCGCCAGCCGGAGCTTCGCCTTCGCCTTCGCCACCGAGAGTTTCGTCGCCAGCATCTTCGCCAGCCGGGGCTTCGCCTTCACCTTCGCCACCGAGGTCGTCCAGTCCACCGAGGTCGCCTTCGCCACCCATGTCAGCCAGCGGATCTTCACCACCTTCGGCACCTTCGATACCTTCGTCGCCAGTCGGCTCGGCCATCGGATCGCCGACGTCGCCAAGCTGATTGTCCATGCCAGCAAGCGGATCACCCACATCGGCATCAAGGCCAAGACCCATGTCATCGCCAGTGTTGGCGTCAAGGGACGGTTCGGCAGTCGGATCGATCGGATCCATAGCCGGAATGGAAGCGCCACCCACAGCAGTCGGGTCACCCAGACCAGCTTCGGCACCAGCATCGCCAGTCTTGGCGATATCCTGAGCCACAGTACCATTCGGCTGGGCTTCGGAAACGTTCTGCTGCTGTTGAGCCTGAACAGCGTGGTCGATAGTCTGCTGGATGAAGGAACGCACGTCACCAGTGATGTGGTTGTTCATCTGAATCACGGCAGAGATACCAGTGATGTCTTCCGGGCTGATATTGCCGTCCGGAAGTTCAGCAATTTTCTTGGCGAATTCGTCGACCACGAACTTCTGAGTCTGCTGGTCTTGCATGTCATCGCCTTCGCTGGCAAAGTTTTCGCCATATTCAAGCGGTTCGTCGCTCGGATTCACCTCAAGCATGTCAGAGAACGACTTCGGAGAGTCATCTTCTGCTGGCGGCAAGCCCAAGTCAAGCTGGCTACCAAATGATTCAAACTGGCTAACAGCTTCGTCAAGTGCGAAGATGTCTTGCATAGCCTTCTGTTGGATTGTTGCTTCGTTCTGCATATTGAAAGTCCTTTCAGTGAGCCAGTCTGGCCCGAATTTCCGAATAGTTTATATATTGGTCAATTTTTCTAATTTTCATCGTACTCGATTTGGATATCCGGCACGCAATAGCCAGGATCGGCTTGTCCGCCGACCTCAAGCTGTAGGTACACATAGTCCGTCTCGCCAGCCTTCATTGGGTTGTAGATACCGCCGTCGACACGGCACATATTGTAGTTTCCGCACATGCAGACCGGCGCATTATGGACATAACTGCCCATTTCCGGAGTAGTAACGCACTGGTAGGCATTGATTTTCTTGCCAGCCTTGAGTACACGTTCCGGATCGACATAGATGACTTCATTGTCGGTAGAGCCATGTTCCACGACAACACCGTCAACCACCACATCGTCAATGAAATTGGCGATAGGCGAGAACGGATTTCCGATAAAGCGCAACGGACACGATGCGCCAGACGTATTCTCGAAACGGTAGATAGCGTTGAGACTAAAGGTCAGCATCGGTCGGCGCATACCGTTAATAACGTAGCCAAGATGGCCGAAATTGTCCTTTTCGATAGAAACCTTGAAATTGATAACCGGCTTGTTCGTATGGTCGAACGGAGAGTTCGCCTTGTGGGTCGTCACTACGCCAGTAGCTGGATCCATCTCGGTAGAATGCCACTGGGTTGGCACGTAGGCTGGATTGCTCGGCCCGTATTGACCCGGCGTTCCGTTATACATGTAGACCATCTGGATAATTCCGCCAGTGCCCAAGTTCTTACCGTGTTCGTCGTCCGGACGCTTGTAAATCAAGCCATGAGGATAATCACGAATGATGTCGAGATTGAGCTTCTTGTCCTTGACTACCAAGCACACGGTATTATAGTCGATGTTTCCGTCGATTTCCGGGTTGTAAACGTAGTTCTTGCCCTTCTCGGTCTGGTCAATCGGAACGATCTGGTCGCCATAGGTCGGCGAGCAAGTCGGTTCGATAAAGTCGATGAAGCGATACGGAGCCATCCGCTTTCCCGGTTGCTTCGTATAGGACACGTTGCGGAAGATGTAGACTACGCTGTCATCTTCATCGTTATTGGTACGAGTCGCAATCGTGATGGTAGGCTGACGGTCGCCGTCTAGGTAGATGAGGTTGCCATAACCGCAATCCTTGTAGTCTACTTTATACTCGTACTTGCTGAGCCTTGGGTCTGGGACCTGGCCAAACAGTCCAGCCACGGTCAAGTAAAAAGGATGTTCCTTAGAATAGTTCCAGATGTCGTTGAGTGCGATTTGGGATTTCTGGTTAGTTGGGCGGCTATAAGAGATAGAGTTGCCTATATAAAGTTTTGCGGCAGTCGGAGATGTTGGCCTTTCACCTACTGGATAGAGTCTGATGTTGCTTAATTGGACATCTGGAGCATGGATCAAATGAATCTTGAATACACTTTCCATCGAGTACGAGTAGCACTCCGGATTGTCTGGGCGGTAAATGCAATATGCACCAGCTTCGGACGCATCGTCCGCCGGTACGGTATGGCCGGTTTCTTCGAGAGCCGCCGAGCTATATACTGACGGCACGCAAGTATCGACCCTTTTTAGACCGATGGATGACACCGGAGTACCGAAATCGCCATCCTTACCAGTATATTTCTTTATGAGCAAACGTGCGGACATATACCACCGAAAGTGTTTGTACGCAGTTTATCAGTTTTCTATTTCTTGAACATGTCGTTGGCTTGGGTCATTGCGCCCTTCATGATCACCTTGTAAAGTTCCTCGGTGGACATGTTACTCGGCTGCACGGTCACTGTAATGTGTTCCTTGGTCAAGCTTGCCTTACGGACACCAGCAAGTTCTGCATTGGACACGACCTTTTCGAATACGTCATCGCCGTTCACTCCGCCAGCACCCTTGATA